TTCAGAAACGCGAATGACATTCTTTTGTGTTTGACTTCGTCGCATTGTCTTACTCCCCTGTTTTTTTACGAATCTGTATGCCTACTACTAATAGTACTTATCATTCAATAGAAATACCTCCCCCCTCTCTATCATTCCCTCAACCATCATTCGTTCAAACCGCCAGTTGTGGGTACCCGGAGAGTGATCGGTATTGAAATACTGAGAAGGAAAATCAGTATAGAAATCGAATCCATGAATATACACCGGGCCATCTTTCTGATTATAGAAATGGAGAATCGCAAGGAGACCGGTAGATAGTTCAGAAGCCCGCAAGCTTCCAGTTATTTGCTTAGACGGAAGAATGGAATATGACCCTTCTGATAGACCAAGATTCACCTTCGCAAGAGCGGCCGTTTGAGTAGGACTTGTATCGCTTACTACAGTGATGTAGCCCGATCGGTAATAGAGAAGGTCAATGGGGACACTTCCGATAACCGGTCTACAAAACCATTCACTAATATGAGAACCGACAAATCGCTCATAGCCGGTTACTTGAGAACGGTTTAGGCGAACAACCTTACCCGGGAAAGAATCAATTATTCGCCCAATCTCCGTATGTAAAACTGAAGGTGAGTTTCCAATAATGAGATTACTCACCACAGTCCCCTTGTGTCTATCAAGAGAATTTACAGAAAAAAGCCGGGGGAAAGCCCCCGGCACAGATCATACGAATCCTACAGATGCTGAATCTGCCCACGCACTAGGTAGTTGCTCTGAAGCACCTTCGCATCACCAAAGAACGCAAGACCGGTCTCACTATAGAACTCCTTATACTCAAGAGTCTGAGTTCGATAGAGGGGAACAAGTGTACCAAATGCAAGGCTAACATCCTCGGGGATATCAGCGTTGTGGTAGATGAAAAGAATTTCATCATTCGGAACTACGCTTGGGGGGGCCTTGTAGAGTGAAATACCATCAAGTGATCCTTCACGATAGATACCAACCTTCGGTTGTGCCCCTTCTCCACTAAATCGCGCATGGAGCTTCACGTAGCTAACGGCATTCGGGCCACCAACCATGTGGGTAACACCACCACGCTGAAGAGTGGAATACATAACATCACCGGCTTCATCGATGGTTCGGCTAAAGGCCATTGCACGATCACTCTCGGCCTCGCCGACTGCACCCTGAACATCAAAAGATACAGCAGTGTTTCCACGACTTGCACGATAGGCCATACGAACCGCATGATAGTCAAGGGATTTCTTGAGTTCATCAGCAGCACCACGAACAAGAGCGTCTTCCGCATCAATGTTTAAGGTCGTATTGATGAGAAGCTCGGTCATCTTGCTCCATGATACATAAAGCGGCCAAGGCTTGACACGGAACTGATAATCACGAAGCTGAAGCTCAACAGAACCGATGTCATCGTACTGAGTGTCTTCCTCTGAATCATAGAAGTACAAAATCTGCACTGAATCACCATTATCGGGGGGGGTAGTAAACGTGACGGTTACTTCCCCAGTGGTGTAGTTGATGGTGTTTGTTTCAGAAGAATTAAGAACCGTACCGGTAAGTCCACCACTCCCGTTATCCGTTGCAACGGGGGCTCCATCTACGAGCACCTGTACGGAGTAAGGGCGAAGGGGACCATTTGCAACAAGGTTGCCGGAAACGGCGCCATTGAACGCATGGGTAGACCCATCACCAGTTCCAAGCGTCTCAATCTCAATTTCGGAAGCATAGCGATAGGTATCGCTCGACTTCATTGCATCCCCAAGAGTAGACCCCCGCTTGTTCTTTCCGTAAACAGAACTGAGGTAGTAAATCGAGTCACGAGCGGTTTCCATTCCCCATTCAAGAAAGAGCTCACCACGAACACTGTTCGGATACCCGAGACGAACAACTCGAATCACATTCTCCGGGGTAGTGGAAAATGAATTTGAGATTTGAGTCTCTGTTAGTCGAGCAAGGTGATTCTCTTGGTTTTCAAGAATGATCGATGTGTTGCGGGCAGTTGTGGGATTCATATCCCGCATTTCCTTCATCCCATCGCCAATACCCTTCTTTCGTGACCATTTTTCGACAAGACGATCAGCATAATCGTTTCTCTTGCTGATCATCTCCTTCATTTCAGAGCGCCGGCTCTGTTCTCGCATTTCGGTACGCATTATACGTCCCTCCATTATGAATTCGATGATAGATGCTATGAATACACATAGTCATCGTCTAACAAGCATGTATGCCGATCGTGTTTGCCAATTCCCTATATATTAGGATGAATCGGGTCTAATCTAATAGTAGGAGTAGTTTTGAAAACTATTTCTACAATACTTCGATGGTATCACCTTCTTCAAGCATAATACCGGCACCGGGGAGAACAACAGAATCGGGAAGGGTATACCGTACCGGACGATAAACGCCTTCCTCGCGCTTAATCTTTGCAATTTCAGCTTCCACATCCTTAATTTGGTTCTGCAATTCCTTGATTTTTTGTTGTTTAGCCTTGATCTTCTGTGCCTTGTCTACCTTCTTGGAAACCTTGTCGGCGGTCTTCTTGATAGCATCTCCGATCGCTTCATCTCTTCGTGAATATCTCATTTCGTTCTCTCCTTTTCTTTCAAAAAATGGGTAGATTATATAGTCTCTACCCCAGTGTTATGCCTATTCAACGGCTTAGTAATACCCCGGCCAGTTTCCCCAATCATCTTCATCCCAATCTTCAGGAATAGCAAACAAGTCGTCATCATATAGGCGAAGAGTATATCGCTTCCCATTTCTGAGCTTAAGGATACCACGATCTTCAATTTCTGTCCAAGCATCCCAATACCCATCTGCTCTAGGACCTTCTTCAATTGCTTCCCAAACCCAATCAGGAAAATCCCGCTCATTTACGAGGTCATCCCGAAATTCCTCTACAAAATCCTGTGGGATATCTATATTATGACCACTAAGGAGTATTTCTACATCATCTTCACTGCGTTCCCTCATTCGAGGCCCTTTCTCATCTACTACTCGAATTCGATCCCCTTTCTCAAGTAGAATGTTTGATCCGGGTAAACGAACATCCTCGGGGATGGTGAAAACCTCTCCCCCCGATCGTGACTCTTGTACCGGCCGACGACGTAGACGACTTCTGTTCATGATTGACTCCTTTTTCTTTGTTTTTGAAGATTTATCTGCAACTTTCTTGAGGGTATCCCGTTTGTATTCCTTGTTTCCATCCTTACATTTGACGGTTACCGTGGGGGGATCACCGCTCTTTACAGAAACAACGGTAGCCTCTTCACCGGTAGGAGTCGTGACCGTATCACCTTTCTCAAGCCAAGTCATTTCCCCCTTCGCTTTTGATTCCGCTTTTTCAAGAAACTCTTGACGCTGCCTACGCCTAATTGATCCTCGTGACATATTGTCCTCCTAAAGCCACCCTTCTCGAATTTGAAGGGTTTCTATATTATCCTCTGAATAGGTATTTCCCTCGCGTACGATCTTGTGCTTGAAATCACTTGTTTCATCAGTAATGAGGGACTTCAATCGAAGATAGGTGCGTTGCGCTTCAATCAAAGTCTTGCACTTAACGATATCGCCCCGAATTGCTCTAACGGAAGGAATTGCCTCCTCAAGATCAAGATAGTAGTTCAAAATATCAGAAGAAACGCCTTCTTTCCAATCATCGGATTCTCGAACACTACGCTTTGGCGATCGTTCCACTCTATCCTCACGTACGGGACGACGCTTAGATGATATCGGCCTTCGGGGTGTTGTCATTCGTTCCCTCTGTTCTCGCTTTCGGGATTCTGAAAGTTCAATACGAAGTTCATTCATCTTTGACTTCGTTTCTTCAAGTTGACCCTCAAGATCAGATACATAGAAAAGCGCCTCTTGATATTCAGTTGCGGTAATCATCCCGTTCTTCTCAGCAACGGCAATCTCATACATCTCTTTGAGCTTGTTTGTATATTGCTTTACAGAATCAAGAAGCTCAATTGAAGTCGTGATCGTCTCATCCTTCTCCGAAATGACCCCCTCAAGCTCTACCACCCGTTCTTGAAGAGAATCGATCTGTTGCTGGGATTCTTCCAACTTCTCACTTGTTGCGGATTCAACCAATTTGCTATTCTCAGTTTCAGAACTTTCAATCTCAACAGAAACAGGAAGGGAATCAATTTGAGATCGCACTTCTTGAATTTTGTTCTGTAGATTCTCTACAACTGATTCTGGAGTACCATCTTCAATATACTGGCGAAGCTCCAATAGGCCGTCATATCGATCAATTAGACTATCCCAGTCCATCGCCTCTCGAATTGAAGAGTCGAAAAATACCTTTTCTGTCATCTGTTCCTTCTTTGACATTGGAATCTCTCCTTCTTGTTTCTGAATAGCTGAATGTAATTTAGCGGATTCATTCTTCACCTTCCCATCTTCCTCCGACTTCACTTCATCCTCAATCGTTCCATACACTTGATACGACGGCGCAAGTACATGATCCGCGATTCTCTCTAACTCGTACGTTTCAGGATTAACGGTAACACCGTCGTTATCAATCTCACCAAACCCAGACGTTGAAAGCCCAACATCCGCTCCCGCCTCAAGGGCTTCTTTCACTTGTTGTCCATAACTTCCAAAGAGGTACGCATCGGCGTACACCGTTTTCTTATCCTCAGAAAAACGTAGATTCCTCCAAACACACCAAGCATCTTTTGTAGACCCTTCACCCTCCGGGTGATCCATAAGACCGTATGTTGATCTCCCCTTAAAGGACTTGACAACGTTTTCCCATAGCTTCGTTGGGTACACCCGCTCATTCAGGTTCTTTTCACCGGGGCGGGAAATTGGGAAAGAGTAGACGCCTAGAGACTTGTATGAGCGAGTCTTTTTTCCCTCATCGATTGAAATGAGGCCGATGTCCTCCGACAAGTCGGAAACCCGAGTGTACTCTGAAGCGGTGACTAATCGTTGTTCAGTCAATCGTATTCTATTGTTCATAGGCTACCTTCTGCTACTAATAGTAGGGATAGAATAGAAAACTATATAACCGAACATCAACCGTCAAGTTTCTCTCGATCTTGTCTTAGCATTGCAAATTGAATATCGTGTTCCGAAACATATTGAGAAGACGTTCGGAAGTGTTTCCCCCCAACCGCCCCCTCCGTGATACCCCTTTTCCTCCGTGATTCCGAAAGTGCTT